AGATATTTGTGTATGGAAGTGTAGCGTTATACTTCTTGGGATTTCTTAAATTCTTACCAGACGACCTATCAGATAGAATAGTCAACGGGTTGATAGGAAAGTTTTTACCGTTTTAGCCTATGAAAACATATCGTTCTATTTTTGTGAGTGATGTTCATTTAGGTACCAAAGATAGTCAAGCAGATAAGTTAAATAACTTTTTAAAGCATAATACTTGTGACACACTATATCTAGTGGGTGATATTATTGATGCATGGCGTATACAACAAAACAACTGGCGATGGAAACAAAGCCATACCAATGTAGTGCGTAGAGTATTAGGTCACGCAAAACGTGGCACTAGAGTTGTTTATATAGCCGGGAATCACGATGAGTTTCTTAGACCAATGATACCATATGGTTTTAGTTTTGGTCTTGTTGAAATTCACAATCAAATAGAACATATAGGTGCAGACGGCAAGCACTATCTAGTCACGCATGGAGACTTGTTTGACGGCATTACTAAACTGGCACCGTGGTTAGCCTTCTTGGGAGATAAAGCATATGACTTCATCCTTTCTGTCAATAGTAGGTATAATTGGCTACGTCATCGCATGGGTTTTGGGTACTTTAGCATTAGCAAGTTTCTTAAACACAGAGTTAAAAAGGCAGTAGACTTTATGTTCAAGTTTGAAGAAAACTTGGCCAATTACTGTAAGAAGCGAGGTTTTGATGGAGTTATATGCGGACACATACATCACGCAGAGATTAAAGAAATTAATGGTGTTATGTATATGAACGATGGCGATTGGGTTGAAAGTTGTACAGCACTTGTAGAACATCATGACGGCCGCTGGGAAATTATAACTTGGACTAAGGAGAAAGACAATGATGAAACTGTGTGATAAAATTACTATTGTTGTGCCTTGTAAGAATGAAGAAAATTATATTCATCATTTATTAGATGCTTTACGTAATCAAGACATAGGTGACACTAGAGTAATCATTGCTGACTGTTCCACCGATGCCACTAGACAAGTTATTAAGGATAACAGTATTGGACTGAATGTTGAAATCGTTGATGGTGGTCCAGTGTCTATTGCTAAGAACAATGGAGCAAGGCTAGTCACTACTCCGTACATTCTGTTTATCGATGCTGATGTTCGATTCTTTAAAGATACAGTTATTCAAGATTCTGTTAACAAGATGGAATTAAAGAAACTGCATCTTATTGGACTAAACATCAAATGTTACGATAAAGATATACGTGCAAAGATTGGCTTTACTGCATTTAACCTAATTAATCACACATTAAAATTCTTTTCACCATTTGCAGTTGGTGCATTCATGTTGACACGTAAAGATAAGTTTGAAGAGTATGGTGGGTTTCCTGAAAACTTTTCAACGTCTGAGGACTATTTCTTATCCAGAAAGTATAGTCCTAAAAAGTTTAGGATTATTAAACATCATTTTGGTCAGGACAGTCGCAGGTTCAGAAAGATGGGCTATATGGGTATGGCCAAGTATTTAACAAAAAATTTTATTAATCGTAATAACAAGGCTTACTGGGATAGTTTAGACTCATCTAAATATTGGAATTAAACCAGACACAAAATAGTAGCACATTACTTTGGTGCCGGTGATCTCTTCTTAGGCGCAGTAGTAGTTTTAGCTACTTGTTTTTTTGGCGCACGTTTAGCAATAGACGCAGGAGGATTCTTAGTCCATGCTTGCTCTTTTACTGGTGCAGGTTTTGATTCTACTGCCGGTGTTGCAACTGGAGTTTCTTTAGGTTGAGTTACAATTTCAGCACTAACAACTTTTCCCACAACAGGCGCAGTAGTTTCTACTATATTCTTTTCAATATCCTCAGACTTTACATTCGGATTCAAGTAGGGGCACTTTGCTGGATCACCGCCGTGTGCCTCTTCTTCCTTTTTATTTTTTACGTGCCATTGATGTGCTAAGAAAGCAAGTCCGACAAAAATAGCTAATCCAATAATAATTTCCATGATTTTTCCCTTAAGTTAAAATTTCAATCGCATGATTGTAATGATTGATTCTGTCTTCTAAGCCAATGAATCCACCATTGATTCGTTTCGTCATTGTCTTTATATCTCCAATATCTGATAGTTCATTCAGTCTAGCCGCAGACCAGAACCAACAAGCAGAATGAATCGCATACTCAGACTCAAGTAGCAAATCGGGATTCTCAACTAACACATTGCTTTCAAACAATGATTGTGAACACTTAGTGTAGTTGTTCTTGCCCGTAATTTGTATAATGCCTCTACCACGAAAGTACCAACCTTCTCCAGATGCTTCATCCCCATTGCCCATACGATTTCCATAAACACGATTAGCAATCATTTGTGGTTTGCGTTCGTATAGTTTTGCTACTTCATCGTTAGGAAAATACTTACCAAATGTGCCACGTAAACCTTTAGCAGAGTAATTTAAATTCTCTTGCATGAGAGTAAAGCCACCAGACTCATGTCCACATTGTGCCATGAATGCCGCAACTCTCTTTGGTGTGTCTATGTCATACTCAGGTAAAATATCACCTAGATTAGTATACCATTCCTCAAAGTTTTTAACTTTTGGAATTAAATGATGTACTGCATCTTCTGTAAAAAAGTCCATTGCTGTCTCCTCTATGATTATATAGAAGTATTTAGCATTGAATTAATCCCAAAGTGCTTGATAGTATTTGCCGAACAAACGAAATCCATTTTGAATTCTTGTCTCAACAACTTTCATGCCTTCATAGTCACACTTGTATGTGTCGTTAGGACCATGGCTCATTTTGAAATGTTTGTGTTCTCCTTTGGGCACCACATTGCCATCTTTGTCAACAGGAGTCCAAATCAATTCATGTTCACCAGAACGAAATTCTTTTTCCCATGAGTCATCAAGTTTACAGTTGAATGCAAAAATCATTTCGTTTAATACCCAATCCCAACGCTTGAAATGATTTTCGTCAGTCTCGTATTCATTCTCTTTTGCTGGCGCTGAAGTTGACTTTAGTTCTTCTGGCACATCTTCATCATCAACATTAGGGGCGCCATGCTTTGTTGCTTGCAATTGTTTCAGCATAGGCAAGACAATCATTGCAAGTGTGTGGTCCATTGACCATGTGTCGTATTTGTCAATCTTAATATAAGACCTACGATTACGCTTAGACTCTATCCATTGACACAGTTTCAACAGCCAAGTTTCTGGAGCATCCTTTGAATCTGTAATTTCTTCATTTGTAGTTCCATGAGAAAGCCATGTACCAAAGTTATGCACCCAATCAGGCTTACGTTTGTATCCATATTCATCTTCAATATTTTTTGCCCAAAAGCAAAGTGCGTCAGCAATTTGATATGGTCCAACCCAATTTTTATAAGGTCCGATGTAGATTTTCATGTTATTGTCGTTTTTCTAGTGTAGATGTATGGGTGTGGATTAGGTCGACTGCGAGTTTCTTTTCCAGAGTTAAACGGATCATCATCAATCAATGCGCCGAATTCTTTTTCTATATAGTATCTTCCCATTGCTTTAATGCATTGATCCATCAAACTATTCGAACCTGAAGAATCATCTTCAGCCCAAAAACAAATTGCAGACCTACCCCAAGTTCTATATCGCATTACATCGTGAAAAATCTTTCGATGTTTTTTATTGCTAGGGTCAAACGTTTCAAACGGTCTGCCGAATTGTTGAATCTTGCTCATTGATACTTTCACTCTCTATCATAATTAAAAGTCGCTTTGATTCTTTACGAACCTCATTTGTTACTGCCCATCCAAAACCTTCTGGATGCAATAACTCTTTCAAGAAGTGTACAACTTCATTTTCAGTTTTCGCTTTCATTCGTCACCTTCACGAATACATTATTGATTGCAAACTCCTCAGGCAAATTCTCCACAATCTTTTCAAAGTGATATGAACTTGGATAGTGTCGTAGAACACCCAAAGCACGTTGACGAATGTATTTAGGGACTCTAGGCGTTACATTAGGATTCAACAAATCTAAAAGCAATTGTTCTCCACAACGTAACGCACGATATCTTTCATCAGGTAGCGTCATTGTAATCATCCTCTCTAATGTGTTCTGCCATTGTTGTGAAGAAATTTTTCATTTTCAATTCATCATTCCATTTTTTTGCATAGCCATTCTCTTTATCGCACAATGCTAACGCTTCTTCTTTGGTAACAACACGATGTGACACAATTGTTTCACCAAGATGTTCTTGCGAGAATTCTTTGGCTTCTTCCATAGTGACAGTATCAAGTGCCCACTCAGCTTTATCTTTACCATACATGTCTACGCCAACAGGAACTTCTACCATGTATCGTTCACGAAACATAGAGACAGTCTCAACAAGAACCCATTGTGTTTCAATTTTCTTCATAGTCCAGCTTCCATCTTTATTATCAATCCAATCAATAGCATCACCAGTCTTCCAACCAGTTTGCTCTAGTATATCATCATTTAGTGGAAGAATCAAGTCACCGGTTTCGGGATCTTCTTCCAAGTTTATAGTCCAAGATTTGTTTGCCATATATGCTCCTCAAGTCAATACATTCATTATAACTCGGGTTTGGTTGAAAGTCAAACCAAGTGTTTTGCAAGTACCATACAGGAAATCCAAGCCCATATGGTATTAAATCCCACCAATGTTGGCAATAGCTTCTTTTCGCTTGCCCATATTAACGTTAGACTTGTTGCTAGTGTAAAGAAATACAACCACCAAACACTAATACCGAATATCAAACCCGGCACGATAATAACTGCCTTAGCCGCCCAACTAGCAAACTCTACAGTATTATAGTCAGTCCAATATTCTCTCTTAAACCACATGCCGTAACAGTCTTTAATTTTAGCGAATGTTATGTGTCCATATACAAGTGCCAATAAAATTCCGAATACTGTTGTTGCAATTAAAATTTGATTTAATTCCATAACATCCTCATAAGTCCTATGGAATCAATAGTTGTCAGCAGTAAATAGTTAGCCAACATGCCAAAAGATTTCCTAGTCCAACTAGCCCAAGCATACAAAGCACAGCCAGTGATCCAGATAGGATAAAGAGTAAGTAGCGGAGGGGTTGGGACTGTGAGTGCCATAGTAATGCTACAGCCAATGCTAATAGCCCAAGCAAGCAACTCAACAGCAAAGCGAATTCTGTTAGACTTAAAATCATCTTTAATCCATTCTATAGTAGGGCGAAACAAATCAATAATCATATTGTCAATCCAAGTTAAATAAATCGGGATGTGTTTTTGCAAAATACAATCTTAATAAATTCCAATGTTCAAAAAGTTCTTGTGATTGTTTTTCAACAACTACACGTTTAATACCATATAACGATTCTAACACTTTGCTAAAATCATTGATTTGATTTTTGTACACGCTATAGTCGTATGGTTGACTATAGACTTTATATTCTTTCATCTGAAGAAACGTAGAGAATAATCGTTCAACAATAAATGGAAACATATTCAGATTAGGGTCTCTGCTATAGTTTGCACTACCATGATAGATTTCCGCATCTTCACCAGTCAATGCTTCAAGTTTTTCTTTGATATCTTTTACAAATGCAATGTAGTCCAACCAAAATTCTTTTGTCGCAACAAAGTAACTGCAATAGCAAGTTGAATCTGTCATTACATTGTCAAGTGCATTAGTGTCATAGCCACCAGCAATAAATGCGGAACGAACAACTTGTTTAATTCCTGGATGAAAATAATCACCTTGTTCCCACACGTTCGCAGTTAGTGCATTCTGTACTCTAGCATGATTGAAAATGTAAACATCATAGCCGTCATTGTTATCAACAGCATCTTTGATTGTGTTAGCTTCATATCGCATCTTGCTTTGCCAGCGAGGACCAAAGACGCCCCAAGCATCTAAGTCATCTGCAAAGCCTTCGTCAATGATACGATTGAATGAATGAAACTCACGTAACTCAGGCTTCTCATTTGAAGTATTGTCAAATGGCGTTAGCAGAGGGTCAACTAATGGAATCTGTCTATCTTCAAAACAAATTTGAAAAATTTTATAGTTCAATCTGATACCCTATTACCATTAGGAGCGATATTTCCCTGCACTCCAATTTTTGAAATTCTTTGAATCAACTCTTCTCTCAAATGCGAAAATAGTAAATGTTCAATATCAATATATCCACCAGAATTCAAAACGTTGTTCATAGTGGCATACATGTTTCTATAGGTGTGTGCAATCTCAGGAAGTAATTCGGAATCAAAACTCCAAAGTCTACTCATGTATTGAAAGATAACATTTCCAGTAACTGCTGGTGTAAACTGACTAGTGAATGGTCCACGAATAATAATTTTTCCTGTCGCATTGTAGTGTGTATCATAATTGAATTCATCATTCAATGTATAACGTCCACTCATCTTAAATATACGTTTATATTTTTTATATTCGCCACTCTCAATTAACTGTTCGTACATAGTGCCGAATGTCATTATCTCAGCCATATTCTTTACAATATCTTGACTAGGAATAACAAGAATATTTTTTAGATGTGGCGACTCACAGAAACTAACGAATGTGTCGATATGTGGTGATAATTCTTTTTTCTCATCTTCAGACAAGTCTTTATCACCACCATCAATAATAATAATGTCTGCTGGACACCGACTCTTGATAGACTTACAAGTTTCTATTGTTTGTTGAAGTCTTTGTTCTGGACTAAAGATTCCATGCTTAGTATGTATTGCAGACGATACTAAAAATAGACTTTCATTCTTTTGGTTTTCTGACATTTGGTTTTCTCACGGGTTTAGTGACAACCTTTTTTGCTCTAGGTTTTCTAGTAGCTTTTTCGGCTGCCGCAATCATTAATTCTTCTTTCTTATTCAAACGCTTAAAGACTTCTTCTGGTTCCATCCAAATGTCTTTATTGTCTAGTATAGATTTAATCTCTTCGCCTGTCAAGAAATCTACGTATATACCTCGCATGAATTTATCTGACCACTTACGTTCATACATGATGTTATCATACATCTCACCGCCTTTGCCTATTGTGCCACCTGAATAGTTGTGGAACATAAACATAGAATGTTCTGAGATTTCAAATCCATCTGCTGATAAAAACACCATCGTAGCCGCAGACATACATGCACCTTCTACCGATGCAATAATTTTAGCTTGAGATTCACCCATGACACGCATAAACTGTACTGCGGTAAATAAATTGCCGCCTGGAGAATTGATGTGAATTTTAACAATATCATTATCTGTTGCGTTTCTAATAATTTCATACCATTCAACGTAATCTTCTGGACTTGTTATTTCACCAACCAAATAGAATGAATATAATTGTCCTAGTATTTTTGGTTGTCTAGGCTTTTTAGCATCGTCAAAACCAAACAACGAACTAAGTTTTTCTTCTTCCATAATTATCACTTTCTATTGTATAACGTAGAGTATACTCTATTTTGTTTCGGATGTCAACTTGTCAAATCCATATTTGCAAAGCCAATACGCATCAATCAAGTCGGAAGAAGGATTCCATTGCTTCTCAGTCATATGTAGTTCTTCTTTTAAACGAATGTCGTTGAATTCTTCAAAGACTTCTTGCATTCGTTCTTTATTTGCATTGCCTTTACCAGTAGCATATTTCTTAAGTACTGTTGGTGGTATCTCTGTACACTCTACGGCAAACAACCATAGTCTGTATTTTAGAATGCCAGCGTTCTCTGCAATGTTAAACACTCTGCCTTTTGATCCCATAGAATATCCTTCTAAGAATACATGGCAGTCTTTGTCTGTCTCTAACAATCTGTCAATGAAGAAATTTGAAATACCATCGTATCGCAATACGTCAGTCATTCCTTCGTGGTCAAAAAATCTACCTGTTATGTTTTTAAATTGCACATCGTATTTTCTAGATTGGGTTAGAAAATAGAAATGACATTTTTCAAAACTAAACTCACCATTCTCATCATCAAATACACACATTGCAGGACATGTTAGAGAATAATCTACTCCTGCGATAATCATCTATCGTCTTCTTCCTCTGAGGACCATTCATCTTCTAATAATTTATCCCAATCTTCTTCGGCCTCAGAAATTGTTTCTTCAGTTACGGGTGATCCGCAATAAGAGCAATGTGTGGGTGTTGTGTCCACACCCACTAATGGAGTTACTGAATACTCAGCCTCGCATGTGTCGCAGAATACGTTATATGTTGTCATTTAATCTCCTTATTGATGCATTGGTTTTACCAATGTCTTATCACACCTGCTATAATAAAAACGTTCGTAATTATATAGCAAAGTACAATAGTTGTTCTAATAATTGCAACTTTATCCGATTCTTTATCACACTCACTAGATTTGTGTCCTAGTGCTTTTGCCCACAGTCGCCACATGGTTATTGAGTGCAAGTTCTTTCACGATAGATTCTTCCATCGGATTGCTGAATTTCTTTCCAATCAGTACACACTTGAGGTGACTGTTGAATTATAACGGGCTGTTGTTGTACATATATTGGTTGCGGTTGAACATATATGGGTTGTTGTCTTGCAATTTCATATCCAATGACACCGCCGATGATTGTAGGTCCAATCCAACTGTATGGTCTAATTCCATAGCCGTGATGACGGCCGTGATGATGTTGTGCAAATGCTGAAGCAGACACCATCAACAAAAATATAGTTAATAGTTTTTTCATGTTAGTTGCACCAAGAAGTTTTTGCTTCGCCGTAGTATTCACGGGCTAGCCCGTTTGCAATTAATCCTTGACGTAAACTTTTTCCGTCTAAGATAACATCACCAAGAACACGACCACCATACTT